GGTGGCACCGGCCGCCTCGTTCGCCTCGCCGATCAGCTTACCCATGGCATTGTCGAGGGTGGCAAGCGACCGGGCGATGGTCGGAACCGTCTTGTCGAACTCCGCCTGGATCTTCGGAACCTGTCCAAGGAAGGCGTCGAAGAACTGTTTGTTGGTGACCTTGCCGTCGTTGATGAGCTGCTTCAGGCGCGAGACGGAGCCGCCCGCTTCGGTCAGCCCATCGGCGACCGCCTTCGCCACCCGCGGCGCTCCGTCAAGGATGGAGTTGAATTCCTCCGCCTGGACGCGGGCGGAGCCGAGCAATTGCCCGAGCTGCTGCATCGCCCCGGAGGCGGCGTCCGCGCTGGTGGCGGAAACGGCAAGCGCCTGGGCGACGCCGCCGGAGAAGCGGGTCAGTTGTTCCTGCGAGGCCCCCAGCTCGCCCGCCGCCTGGGAGGCGCGGCTGTAGACGTCGACCACGGACGCCATGGACACGCCCGCCTTCTGGGCGGCCTGGAAGAGCTGTTCCTGCGTCGCCTTCATCTGGCCGGCGTCCTGCGCCACCAGCCGCAGACGGTTGCCGACCTGGGTCCAGGCTTCGGCATAGTTGATGGTCTTGGCCGCCATGGCGGCGATGCCGCCGACCCCGATCACCGCGGCGAACTGGGTGAGCCGCTGCGTCACCATGGCGGCGGAGCGGTTGACCCGCTCCATCGCCTGATCCATCCGGCCCGCTGACGTCGTCAGCGCCCGTTCAGCGCGGGCAACCGACTGCTCTGCCGACCGCATGCCACGGTCAAGCCCGCCGGTATCGGCGGTCAGAGAGACGGAAAGGCCTTCGAGTTCAGCCATGGACGGATTCCGGATGGAGGAAGGGCGCCGCGGCGTGGCCGGGCGCCCTGCGGATCGGACTCAGGCTGTCGGCTTCCGGTAGCGTGGACTGCTCCGGAGGATGGCGATCAGCCGGTCGGCGGCTTCTTCCTCGGACGCGGCGGCAGGGGTTTCCTCTTTCTCCGCGCCCCAAGGGTTGGTCTTCTTCAGGAAGTCGACGCGACCATCCAGGGCCAGCTCGATCTGCGGTATGGGAGTGTCCCAGAAGACATCCGGCACCCATCCGAGCCAGCCCGTCGCGTATTTGAAGAGTTGTTCCAGATACGCGTCGAGGGTCAGGCCTCGCCGTTTCCCTCGTCTTCCTCAGCGTCCTCGGTGGACGGCATGTCGTCCGGGCGCTTGCCGCCGTTCATCAGGATGACGATGAACTCGATCAGGCTGGGGGCCAGATCGCTGATGCCGGCGGTGAAGACCTTGTCGTTCAGGCCCTTGGCGGCCTCGCCCTTGATCCCGGCACCGGCCGCGATGATGAAGGAGGCGGCGGCGATGTCATGGCCGGCGACGCGGGGCACGGCACCCTGAAGGCCGGTGAAGTGGTTGCTGATCGCCATCGCGGCGCGCGGGGTCGGCTTCAGCACGACCTTTTCGCCGTCGAGGGTGATGGTGACGGTGCCGGAGTTCAGCTTGGACATGGTCGAATTTCCTCTTGGTCAGGGGGAAGAGTGTCAGGGCGGATGAAAAAGGCCGGTGGCGCCCTGACTCGCCACCGGCCCTCTGAACCGCCAGCGGAGCGCAGCCCCGGCCGGCGGTGTGCCGTCAGGTGCCGCGGGCGCCTTCGATGATGAAGCCGTCGATGCCGACGTTGATCACGGCCTTCGTGACCTGATTGGCGTCGCCGAACTGGTTCTTGTAGGAGAAGATTTTCGCCGGGAAGCAGAAGCGGGTCGGCTTGGCACCGGCACCGGCCGGCTTGTCGTTCATCTCGACCTTGATGTTCACGTTCTCGTAGCTGTCGAGACCGACCAGCACGTCGCCCTGACCTTCGTCTTCCGGGTTGCGGGCGACGGTGATGGAGAAGGTGCCGTTGTCCAGAGCGCCCTTCAGGCGGTGGACGATGCCATCGTCGATGGTGGTGTAGGTCACCTCCTGGTACTGCGCGCCGAACTCGCCGACGTCCAGCAGGTTGCCGACGCGCACCCAGGTCAGCGCATCGAACTCGGCCAGCGTGTCGGCGGCGGTGCCGGCTTCGATGAAGACTTTCATCTTGGCAGTGGAAATCGCACCCATGGGGGTTCTCTCCTTAGAAAAAGAGCCGCCCCATGGGCGGCCCGGAAGCTCCGGCAGTGCCGAAGACGGTCAGGCGCTCTGAAGCAGAGCGCGGAAGCGGATCACGCCGTGACGGGTCAGCCCGTCCGGCTCCAAGAAGACGGCTTCGAAAGCGAAGCGCAGGGTCACCAATTGCGGGCCATCGACCGGGAGCGGCTGCTGGTGCAGCGCTGCCTTGATGGTGCCCATCAGCTCCTTCACCTCACGCTTGCCGGCATAGCGGCTCCAGACGTGGATGACGGTGTCGATCTCTTCAGCTTCGTCATCGCCCAGCATCGGCCAGTCGGTGACGGTGTCGTCGCCGATCACGACATAGGGGAAGGCCTGCCCCTGCGGCACGTCGTCCAGCACCGGGACGGCATCGCCCAGCGCCGCCTTCAGCGCGGTGAACAGGGCCTTCTGGAGCGGCCAGGATGCGGCGCTCACGGCTTGCCCCCTTGGCGGGCGGCGGCACGCGACAGCGCCTCATTCACCGCGGCGCGGATCAGCTTGACGCTGTGCGCCCGGTGTCGGCGGTAAGCCGGGAACAGGAAGGGCTGGGCCGGGGCGCCGGGATGGTGGATCACCCCGCCGTCCGACATCCGGATGTCGTGCGGGGCCGCACCGAACTCCACCAGATGAATGTGCCGGGCGCGGCGCTTGCCCCAGGAACCGACGCGAGCCTGAAGGCCGTTCCGGCTGATCATGAGCCGCAGCTTCCGCTTCAGCTCGCCCGTGGCATAGGGGTGCTCCGGTCCGGGAGCGGCAGCCAGGGCATCGGTGAAGATCGCGGCGCCGGCCTGGGCAATGGCCTGGGTGACGCCTTCCTTGATGTCGATCGGCAGCTTGCGCAACGCGGCGCGGAGCGCCCGGCCACCCGACACGGCGGACTTTCTAGCCATCAGATCGCGACCCCTGCTTCGGCGTCGATGGTGAGGAAGCCGGAGCGCGCCCCGGCATCGGCGATGAAGCGGACGTTGTGCGCCCGCCCGCTCCAGACGATCCGCATGCCGTCGTTCAGGTCGCGGCGGTAGCGCAGCTTGAAGCGCATCATGGTGGCTGCCTGGAGCTGCTGCGCGTCGGCGCGTTCCTGCCCCGACACCGGCCAGACCTGCGCCCAGACGGTCGCCACCGGTACCCAGGCTTCGACGGCACCGCCGCCGCCATCCCCGACGCGGCTCTTGGTCTCGATGCGGATGCGCTGGTCGAGGTCGCCGGCACCGGTCTTGCGCCCGCTCATCAGAAGGACAGCCGGCGATAGGGCCAGAGCAACCGCTCGACCGTGGGGTTCACCGTGTGGATGGTGCCGAAGACGCCACCTTCTCGATTGCTGTAGAGGTCACCCAGCATCAGCAGGATGGCCGCCTTGACCGATGCCGGCACAGGCACTTCAACCCCGGCAGCACCGGTCCAGGGCAACGGACGGTCGATGTACTGCGCGGCGGCATCTTCAGCCGCCGCCAGCCTCAGCGTGATGTCCGCGTCTTCTTCGGTGCCGTCGACGCGCAGATGCGCCTTGGCCTCGTCCAGGGTCACAACGGTCATATGGTCAATCCTCCAACCAGGCAGGATCAGGACGGCCCAGCAGATTGGCTGTCCAACCGGACAGCGAACGCACCCGCTCGGAGAACTCGTTGGATGCAGCGGCCCGCCAGACCGGCCGGTAACAGACGAAGGACGGTCCGCTCCGCCGTCCGGCTGGATCGTAGAAATGCGGACTGTCATCCATCGGCATGCCGGCCAGCACCACCCGCCGCGCCTTCAGGACGTCAAGCGCGATCCGGACCGCGAACAGACCGGATGATCCGGAGTGATCCAAGCGGTGCGGCGTCAGGTCCACCGCCGTACCTGGGTGCGTCCGCTGGCACCACGTCAGCCCGTCGAACGGCAGGCCCCGAACATTGCGCTCCGCCATGAAGCCGGCGAGCTGATCGGGATGGAGCGACACCCAGTGGTCGATGCGGCCAGGGTGGAACGCACCGGACCGGTTCACAGCCATGACCACGCCGGGCCAGTCGCCCAGTGCGGCAAGGTCGGACGGCAGTGATGCCGCCGATCCCAGGATCAGGATGGAGGTCACCGGTCAGCCCTTCGCCCGGACAGTCCGGCCGCCTTTATTGGCCGGAGCCGTTTCGGCCTTATCCAGCACCGGCTCCAGCGCCCCCAGGCGCAGCAGTTCGGTCGCGTCGGCGGGCAGCATCTGGCGCAGATCGCCTGCGGCATAGAAGCGGTCACCGTGCAAGGGACGGTTCACCCGATAGGTTCTCAGTTCGACCATGGCTCGTCTCCGGAAGGGAGACGGGGCGGCTCCAGCAGCCGCCCCGTCCGGTCATCAGGTCACGCGGCCAAAGTCGCCGTAGATGAAGGCTTCGGGCCGGTAGACGGCCAGGGCCAAGCGCTCTTCACAGAGCATGGTCAGCAGGTTCTTGACGAAATCGTCTTCGTTCTCGGTGGCGATTTCGACGCGGGCGAGCCAGCGGTCGAAGACCTGCGCTCCCATGCGGAAGGCACCGGTCAGATACTTGTCGACTGCCATCGCCTGGGTGGTCACCACCGGCAGGCCCCACAGGGACGGCGCGATGTTGCCCTGCGGGTTGCCGATGATGTAGCGGCCTTCCCCATCCTTCAGAGTCTCGATCCAGGCCCAGTCGATGGGGTTGAGGACATGGCCGGTCGCCGGCAGCTCGGCCAGTGCCGCCTGGAGCATGGCGAGGCGCAGCACGTCGATGCTGGTCGGACTGGTCAGCGTGATCGGTGCGGCGAAAGCGGAGGCCTGCGGCACGATGCCCAGCAGGTTCTGACCGGTGCCGTCACCGTTCAGAAGCTGGGCCTCTTCCTTGTAAGCCAGCCCGTAGCGCAGGCGCCCGTCGATGTAGGAGGCGAGCTGCGACACGTCGTCAAGGATCTGGCGGGAGGCCTTGGCGTAATGCGCAATCACCTTGGCGGTGGTGCTGACCAGATCGAACTTGATGTCGGACTGCGGCTTCTTCGCCGTCTCCGCCACCGTGGCGGCGTTGTTGGTGAAGCCGGTTTCCTTGACATACTCCAGAGCGTTGCCGTCCATCCGGCCGGGGGTGATCAGGTCGCGCACCGTCATGCGGCGGTCCGGCGGAGCGACGATGCCCTGCAGACGGGTCGGACTGACCAGATCGCCGGCAGCACCGGCGGAGTCGGAGGTGTCCGACGTGATCGTCGCCTTCATCTGGAAATCGACCCGGCCACGGGGCTGCGTCTGGCCGATGAAGGACTTGACCCGCTCGTCGTCCACGAACTGCTGGCCCAGCGACTTCTGGGCATCGTCCTTGCCGCCCTGCTGGCCGCGAGCGACCTTCTGCTCCAGCTCGGCAAGCTGCTCGCCGATGGCGTTCATCTTCAGCAGGGCCTCGTCCGCCTTTTCCTTGGTGGCGGAGGCGACCTTGCCGTTTTCCTTGGCTTCGGCCAGAGCCTTTTCGGCGATGCTCTTGGTATCGTCCAGCGCCTTATCGAACGTCGCCTTCACCTCCGCCGCCAGTTCGGCCGCGGTCTTGGTCCCGCCGCCGCCCCGGCCCAGATCGGGCGCTTCGAAGCAGATGCGGTTACCGAAGCGGGAGGCAACAAGCCAAGCGATGCCGCCCGCCGCAATCATCGTGCGGTGGTTCATAGGGAATCCCCTTTGTGTGGAATGGATGGTCAGCGGCCCAGCAAGGCCTGAAGGAACGCGGTCGAATCATCACCCGCCGCAACTTCAGACTCCCCCCGAAGAAGCGGCGTCGCCTTGCTGGCGATGGCCGTGGCAAGGCTCTTCGAAAAGCCGCCTGCCTCCCGCAGGAACTCTTCGAACTCTCGGACGGTCGGCAGCGCGCCGGCCTCCAGAATGGATTTCACGCTGGTCACCCGCGCCTGGACGTTCATCGGCATGGTGACCAGCGAGACTTCGCGCAGGTCCAGCTTCTTCAGCCGGTACACCCCGCGGCGCTTCTCGTCTTCGGCGATGCCGCCGGCCGGGATGCGGTAGCCGATGGACAGACCGCCCAGCGCCTTGGCCTTCAGCAGGCCATGGGCGCGCTTCGCCAGCGGGTCCGCATCGATCAGCAGCCGGCCCTTCACCCACAGGCCTTTGGTGTCCTCGCTGATGTCGGTCCAGACGCCAATCGGCTCGTCCTGTTTGTGCTGCCACAGCATCGGGATGGCGCGGCCATCGGCCTTCGCCTTCACCAGCCCTTCGATGAAGGCGCCCGGCTCGACCACGTCGCCGCCTTGGTCGACGTTGCCGAAGGTCGAGGCATAGCCTTCGAAGGTGCCTTCGTCGCCAACGGCCTTGGTCTCCAAAGCGAAATCAAGCGTCTTCATTGTCGCTCTCCAAAGGCGGCCCGCCGTTGTGGCCGATACCGGCGGATTGGGTGATCGGGATGTTCTGGGCCTGCATGCGCGGCACCTCGCCGCCCGGCACGGGCGGCAGGTTCTCCAGCGCCCGCACCTCGTTGATCGTCATCACGCCCGCGTCGAGCATGGTCTTGTAGAAGGCCGCGCGTGCGGCGCTGTCGCCGCGCAGCAGACCTTCCAGGTTGAACTCGACGGTGATGCCGGCCGCCCGGTCCTGCGGGCTGAGAAGCTGTTTGGCGATGGCCTGTTCGATGCGCTTCAGCCGGCGGCGCAGGGTGAACTTCTGGAACGCCAGCGTCTGCTGTTCCAGGCCGGTGCCCCAGCTCGTCGTCTTCTCCGTCCTCCCCACCATGTGCGGCGGAACGCCGAAGAAGCGGCACACCTCTTCGACGGAGAAGCTGCGCGACTCCAGCATCTGCGCGTCTTCGGGATTGATCGACACCGGCTCCAACTTGGCCCCGCCCTCGCTGATGAAGGGCTTGCCGGTGTTCATCGCCCCGACATACTTCTCCACCAGCACCGTTTCGGCGATGGAGCGCTGTTCAGAGGTCAGGAACTTGTCGAAGGCAATGGCGACGGACGGGCGCATGCCGTTGGCGAACATCTTGCCGGCGGCCCGGTCGATGGCCGATGCCAGCCCGAAGGCATGCCGGCCGAACGCCAGCGTCGACATGCCGCCCAGCGGGTCGCCGCCGAAGCCGCGAATGTGCAGCATGTCCGGCTGCATCACCTCGAAGGCCTTGCCTTGCTCCGACCAGCGGTAGCGCAGCACACCGGACGACAGACGGTCGACCAGCACGCCGTCCGGCTTGGCGGGGGTCAGCGCGATCACCCGGTCGCCGGACCGCTCGATGCGGGCATAGGCGTTGCCCCACAGCTCCAGCCCGGCAACGCTGTACTCCCAGAAGTCGCCCGCCGTCTGATCGGCGTTCGGGCTGTCGTGTAGCACCCGGTACAGCGGATGGTCCTTGGCGACCGTTCGCACGCCTTGGGGCGTGGTGCGGTAGACCATCAGCGGCAGCGACGCGATGGTGCCGGCCAACAGGTTGACGCAGGCCCAGGCCGTCGACAGCGCAAGCGCGCTTTCGGCGGTGACCGGTTCGCCCGCGTGGCTGGAACCGCCGCCCCGCGGCCAACCGGTGGGGTCAGTGAGGGATAGGGAGCGGATGACGAAGCCAACCGCTTTGCGCAACAGGTTCATCCCGCCCTCGCCAAGCTCGCGAAATAGTCGTCCAGGCCGCCGTCCTCTTCAGACGGGGCCATAGCGCGACCGATTGCCATGATCAGCGCGACGATGCCGTCGATGCGCTTCGGGGTGCCCTTGCGGTTCGGTTTGACCGGGGCGATGTTGTCGCGACCGTCATCGTCAAACGCGACGCAGGTCGCCATCCAGCGGGCGACCGGGTTGCTGCCGTGGTTGAGGTCACCGGTCAGGATCAGCCGTTCCAGCTCCTTCGACGGCGCCGACATGCTGGCGAAGCCTTGGCCGAACGGCACCATGATGACGCCGTCGTTGCCGAGCTGCGTCGTGATCTGGGACGAGTTCCAGCGGTCGATGGCGACTTCCTTCAGGTCCACCATCTCGGTGATCGGCGTCCAGTTCTTCAGCCGCTCCGCCGCCTCGCCCTTGCCGGTGATCTCCGCCCGGATGACGTCGTAATCGACCGCGTTGCCTTCGGTCCCGCATATCCAGCCTTCGGCGATCCACTTGTCGAAGGCGACCCGGTCGCGCTTGATGCGGTCCGCCAGGGCCTTGCTCGACGGCACCGGCAGCCAGAAGCGCCACCACACATCATAGCCCGGCCCGTCCAGGCGGGGCGAAACGAGCGCCAGGGCGGTCAGGTCG